CGGAGCCCATCTCTGACAGCCCTGCGGGTATCATGGTCAAGAGTATGCTCACCGGCATGGCTGAATACTACTCGGCAGAACTTTCTGAAAAAGTTGTGCGCGGCATGACTGAGAATGTTCTGAAGGGGAAGTACAACGGCGGCACGATTCCCATTGGCTTCAAGGTGGATGAGGAGAAGTTCTTTCAAGTCGATCCGCTGAAAGCTCCCTTTGTGGTAGAAGCCTTTCAGCGGTACAACGATGGCGCAACTATGAAAGAACTGATGAACTGGCTGAACGACAGTGGCGTGACCACCAACCGTAAGCAGAAGTTTACCTACAACAGTGTTCAGACGCTGCTGACGAACAAACGGTACATCGGAGAAAACCACTTCAAGGACATCGTGATGCCCGACAGCATCCCGGCCATCGTGGACAGGGACTTGTTTGAAGAAGTGCAGCAAAAAATCAAGAAGAACAGCCGCGCTCCTGCCCGTCACAAGGCCGAGGATGATTACCTGCTCACCACCAAGCTGTTCTGCGGAATGTGCGGTGCGATGATGTTCGGCGAGTGCGGCACAGGCCGGAACAAGGTCGTTCATCATTATTATAAGTGCGCCACCGCGAAGCGTTTCAAGACCTGCAAGAAAAAGACCGTCCGTAAAGAGTGGCTGGAAGATTTGGTCATAGCTGAAACCATGAAGCTGATTCAGGACGATGCCGTGATTGATGCCATCGTTGCGGAAGTGATGGAGTTGCAGGATCAGGAAAACACCACTCTCCCTTTGCTGGAAAAGCAGATGCGCGAGGTAGAGAACGGCATTGAAAATATGCTGAACGCCATTCAAGCAGGTGTGCTGACCAACTCCACCAAATCGCGTTTGGAAAAGCTGGAAGCACAGCAGAAAGAACTTGAGGTTCGGATCGCCGAAGAAAAAATCGCTCGGCCACGGTTAAGCGAAAATCAGGTTCGGTTCTGGCTGACTCGGTTCCGCAAGCTCGACCCGAACGTGAAAAGCCACCGGGAGACGCTTATCAATACGTTCGTGAACGCCGTTTATCTTTATGATGAAAAAGTTTTGATTGCATTCAACTACAAAGACGGCACAAAAACCATCTCTTTCAATGAAATTGCCGCCAAAGATGCCTCAGAGGGCAATGGTTCGGATTTGGGTTGCTTCGCTCCACCAAGATAAAACACCTAGAGACGTAAGTTTCTGGGTGTTTTTCTCTTTTGCAAACCCGCATTGTAACCCACTTTTGAAGATTAGAAAGTAAACTGCCATAGGAAAACTGCGCATAATAGCTGGTAAATCACATTTTTATTGAAAACCATCCAAAGGTGAAAGAAGATGTTTGTGAAAAACGACGAACATTTTTTTGCTATACTATACTTGGTATATGCATATAAGAGAAAAGGACTTTTGCTGACTTTAAATATAAATTAAGAAGGGGGCGACTGTAATGACGGCTATCGATCTTGCACGGAATATTGTTTTTTACGCAGGAACAAAACATCATCAAATGACGAATTTGAAACTTCAAAAAACATTGTATTACACGCAGGGATATTTTTCTGCAGAGTATGACAGTCCCTTATTTGAAGAACATATTGTAAATTGGGCATATGGTCCGGTTGTTCCAGCGGTATACTATCAATATTGTTCATACGGTGCGTCAGTAATAGTTCCGGAAAAAATCAAATCTGTTCTTGATGAGTTGACAGAAGAACAAGCCAAAGTGGTCTATAAGGTGATAGATGCTTGCTTGCAATTTAGTGCAGGACAACTAGTGGAAAAGACACATTTAGAAACGCCTTGGAAGAATACTTCTCGAAATCAAGTGATTGAGTTCTCGGACATAAAGAATTTCTTTGAATCAAATGATCCGTTGAAGCTAAAATGATGAGGACTTGGTATGCAGAAGAAAACGTCCGAAGAGCGAATGACGACACTGATTCAAACACTAGATAATATTGTGAAATATGAATATGTTGATGAAACGGACTCGTCTCCAATCAGTGACAATGTAAAGCAATATTGGGAACATCTATGTGGTGTGTATGAAGATCCGGAATTTAGACATTCATATTCTATGTTGTCTAGTCAGTTGCAGGAATACGATCCAGAACAAAGAGATTCCCTTAAAGTATATCTCGACAGGATCGTACTGTTTTCAGAAATGCAAACAGAGCCAGAAGATATACATCGGATAACTAAAGCATTAACAAAGTTATTGGATCATGTCGAGCTTGAATGTATCCGGTTGAATCGAATGAGTCAAATTGAGTATTTGGCAGACGAAGCGCGGAGCGCACAAGAACAGTCTCAGATACTTAACAAACAGACTGAAGAGGCAGTAGGAAAGCTTAATGATCGAGTAACAGATTTCCATGGACAATCAATTACAATCCTAGGAATCTTTTCAGCGGTTGTTATCGGATTCATGGCAGAAATCTCGATGTTTACATCAGGATTTGACAAACTTAGTTATGAAAACCTGTACACGATAACTTTTTATTCAATAGCTGTGGGAATTATAATATTCGACACGCTTTTTATGCTGATTTGCTTTATCGCTAAAATGTCCGGGCACTCAATTGATCGAAAGATTAAGAAGGGTAAGTGGTGGATAACTTCCACTTGGTATAGATACCCGGGAGTTTACTGCTTTAATATTTTAGCGATTATTAGCTTAGCAGTGCTCTTATATCTCGATAGGCGATGATACAACATAGGCCGTAGTTTCTATGATGAAACTACGGCCTATGTTTATGCTCTCACCACGGCATTGTAAAGCATCTCCAGGAACTGCACCGCGCTGGGTGCACCGGTCAGCGGGTAGCCAGCCAGTTGCTGAACGCCCTCGGGGTTCAGCGCCCAGGCTTTCTCTGCTGCACGCCGGACGGCACTTTGAATGGCAGACCACTTGCAGCGCCGCTGGTCTGAGACGGGGGTATAGATCTCCTTCTGTACGGCTTCCAGCCGGTCCTCCTGCTCACAGATCAGAGCCACGCATTCGCATAGGATACGGTAATTCTTTGAGCTCCGGGTAATCCCCAGCGGCCGGAGGATTTGATCCAGCTGGGCGGGGGAGTTCGAAATTTTCACGTCGGGCATAGTTTGCACATCCTTTCTATCCAACTTTAACCGGAAAATGTCAGAATGTGCCGGATAATGCGGAATGCGTCGGAATATGCCGAAATATGCTAAAAGAAAACAGCCCCGAGGAACCATCAGGCTCCCCGGGGCTGCTGCTATGTACTCTTACTTGATCTTCCCTTGCATCTGATCCAGCAACTCATCGGCGCGGATGGCCTCGGGAGTAAAGCTGTTGTTCTCCCACCATGCCCAGATGGCGGCAGCGGTGGTCAGGCCAGCGGTCACCCACTGCTCCACGCTGGCGCTGTCGATGGGCAGCACCGGTTTGCCTGCTGCGCTCAGCAGCTGATTGACGAGGGCCAGTGCCAGCACAACGGTGCGGGCGATGGTCGCGGCGGGAATTTTTTTGTTAGTCATAGGTCAGTTCCTTTCTTCAGTCGTGGATGGGTAAAGCGCAGGCTCTCTTGTACAATTCCGTGCCGGTGCCGTTGCCGCCCATCACATGATAGGTCTTGTAGAGGTAATTCAGGTTGCGCAGGCCGTCGCGGGTGATGTACCCCAGCTCCATAAAACGGTAGCACTCGGTATAGATGCGGTCGTGCAGCAGGGCCAGCACCGCGTCCCACAGGGCCTTGATCTTGGGGATGGCGGCAAGGATCGCGCCGCCGATCAGAGCACAGAGCCACCCGGCCCAATACTCCGTGATAAACTGCCACATCGGTCTCACCCCTCCTCATCATCTTCCCACGCCTGCTGGATGCGCTGTCCGTTGTGACACACCGCATCCAGAACGGCATCTGCTTGGATATTGGATGCCAGCAGGGCCTTGTCTTGGGTATTCATGTTGTAGTACCCCGTGAACACCTCACCGTCTGCCAGAGGCGCTGCTACGGTGATGCGGTCGATCTTGTGCTCTTCCAGTGTAGCTAGAACCTCCGAGAGCCAGGGTGCGTATGGTGCATCTGAAATCAGACAACTTGCCATCGGTCTCACACCTCCATTACCGGAATACCGTATTCCTCGGCGCACTGCCGCTCAATGCGGCAGCCGCGTGCGTACTCCCAGCCCGGGGCGAAAACCGCCACGTCAGCCTTAGCCAGAAACTCGATGCTGCGTGCCAGATAATCCAGCGGCTTCGCATCGGGGCCAAAGTCCTCAAAGAACGTTTCCAGAGGAACCGCATCGTCACCAAACACGGCCTTTGCCTTCCCGATCACTGCGGCACGCTTCTGCAGCACCTGCTCGTCCGATAGGCCGTTCATAGGCTGGCTGATAAAAAACTTCTTGCTCATCACTTATGCACCTCTCACTTTCGTCAGCCCGGCCCGCTGGATGATGGCAGCATAGTCCTTGTAAGCATGGCTCAGGTCTACCGGGCCGCTCACGCCGGGGATCTTGCCGCTGCTTGTGTACTGCCACATGCCGTGGCGGCGGGCGGGGCGCTTGCCGCGGTAATCGGCCAGCCAGAGGTCATACGGGGCCAGCGGCTGGGCGGCCAGGGCGGTATCGGCAAAGTTCGTGTAAGTATAGACCATGGCGTACAGGTTCCATGTCTCGATCCGGTCGGCGGCCCGTGCCACCAGGGCCGAAAGCTTTGCGGGGGCCATGGAGCGCAGGCGGGGGTCCTCCACATCGATGGCAAGGGGCAGCTGGAACGTTTTGCCCCGGAGAGCTGTTTTGAGGGCGGCCAGCTCCTCCTCCGTCTGCCGCTGCGTGACCGCACAGGTGTAGTAATAGCCGCCCACCGGGATGCCCCGCGCCGTGCACGCGGCATAGTTGCGCTCGAAGGCCTGGTCAACGTAGGGCTTGCCGCCCTTGCTGCCCAGCACCCGCAGCATCACGCCGTCGATTTTGCCGCTGTGCTTCACCGCGTCCCAGTCGATGCTCCCCTGCCAGCGGGAGACATCCATAATTTCAGCCATAGCGTCCTCCTTACTGCGTGATTTCCTCAAAGCCGCTCTTGACGAGAATCGCCTTGACCTTCTCCTTCAGCAAGCGGGGGCAGCGCTCATACAGAGCTTTTGCCTCCTCCACGGTCTCAGCGGACATGATTTCCTGTGCCCATAACATAGCCATCATATACCATCCTTTCTATTTTTTGTGTGATTTTACGCATAGACAGTCTCGCTCATTTCCAGCAAGCACTGCTTCAGCATTTCGTTTTCGTTTTTCAGGGCTTCCAGCGTCTCCGGCAACTTGTCCAGCGCCACAAGCCGCTCCTCCAGTGTAGGGGTCGGCTTCGGTGCATCGGCAGGGTCTGGCTGCGTGCCGGCCTCCACCACAACGTAGGCCCCCGGCTGGTCGTCCATGCTCCACAGGGTCTCGCCCACGGCAGCCGCTGCATTGTGGGCGGTAATGGCATCCACAACGGCAGAATAGGCATCGCACTCTTCCTGCGTAATAACCGGCTTCGGGATTTTGGTTCCGGGTCTGATCTCCATTTACATTCACCTCACTTCCAGCGGCCAACAGCAATGCCATGACATAGTGTATCATTTGTTCCAGGTAGTGTGCATGATGTCGTTCTTTTGTCCTTACAAACAAACGAAAGCCATGAGATAGGGCAAGCAACAACAGAATATTCCGTGTTAGAAAATGCCACCGGAAATGACCATGTATAATCGCTTCCGTCTGAATTGATGGAGTACCAGCAGATCTGTGTTCCGTCTGAAAATCTTACCCAGTTACTGCCGCTTGCTGCTACCGCCGAAGCACCCGCTGGGCCTTGTGGGCCGGTAGCACCTGTTGCGCCTCTGGCTCCCGTTGCACCGGTGGGCCCTTGCGGCCCCTGCGGGCCGGTAGCACCCCTGGGGCCCTGCGCACCGGTATTTCCTTTGTCGCCCTTTGCGCCTTTCAGGCTGGCAATCCATGCGGCTTCACTGCCGGTGAACCCCAGCTGAACAGCCAGCGCATAGGCCGACTGACCATCAAAGGTTCCGGCTTCCTTGGCCTGCTTCACGGCATCGGTGGCCGCATTGGCCGCGTTGGTGCTGGCTTTCTCTGCCCGGTCAGCATCGGCCTTTGCCGCTCCCGCACTGGTGGATGCCTCCCCGGCCTTGGCGGTGGCGGTGGAAGCGTTTCCCGCAGCGGCGGTGGCCTGCTGGGTGGCAACGTTTGCCGCAGCGGTGGCCGTTTTGGTGGAAGCTGCCACATCGTTCAGGGCCGTGGTGCGGGCCCGTGCGATATCCTGCAAGACGGCGGTGTGCTCCGTCTCCGTGTCCTGCAGGGCCTGCTTGGCGGCGGTCTCACTGGTCTTGGCGCGCTCCTCGCTGGCGGCGGACTTGGTCTCGCTGCTCTTGGCTGCCTCCGCGCTGTCCTTGGCGGCAGCGGCACTGCTGGTAGCTTTCTCCTCCAGTGCGTTGATGCGCTCCCGGGCAGCGGCCAGCAGCTCGTCAGTGGGGATGCCGGTCACACCGTCCCGCACGATGCCGCAGAGCGCCTCGTCCAGCCGGGTGTCGGTGATCTGGCCCGTGGTGATGCTGGTGGAGCCTGCCGGGCGGGCGATCTCGGCAAGGCAGAGGTCGTAGATCAGCTCGGTGCGGGAGATGGCGGGGGCCATGGGTGTGCTGGATGCCGTACCCTGCAGCACCTGCAGGCTGGCGGCTCTGGCACCGGCATCATAGCGCATGATGATGCGGTCGATGCGGGGGAGAGACGGGTCGGCCAGTGGCATGGTCAGGGTGTCGGCCTCCCGCTTTGTGATGGAGTAGCCGGTGAAACGGCTGGGGTGCACCCAGCCACGGCCCGCGCCCACGGTGACCGTCAGCCCGCCTGCGGCTGTCACCGGGAAGTCCTCAGCTCCGCTGAACACACCCGAGGTGAGGCCCGCAAGGTAGGCCGCCACGTCTGCGGCATCGAAGTCGTAGTCGTTGGCGGGATATAAAACGATTTTGCTCAAAAGATCATCTCCTTACAGCTTGCGCCAGACCGGCGTACCCAGCCGCACGGTGCGGGTGGTGCTGTCGCTCTGGCTTTGGGTGATGACATCGGCCACCCGGACGGTGGCCTTGTAGCCCAGCTCCGGGATGGTGCAGAAGGCCACGTCACCAGGGGAGAGCCCCTCGGCATCGATGGTCAGCTCAATGGAGCCGGTGCGGAGCTGTTCCAACAATTTGTTGGTGCCCCGGGCCATGAGCCGCTCGAGGTAGGCTTGGCTTTTGGTGGTCTCGCCCTTTTCCTCGTCCGGCTGCACGTCCCGGGCATCGACGTAGAGCTCCCGCCGGTCGGCTCCGGTGGCATCCGTCAGGCCCACAGTCACGGTGGCGCGGTTCTCGCCCTCGCCAGCACCCTGCACGATGGCAATGTTGGCATAGTCGCTGTCACCAAAGGCCCACGCGGCCTGCTGCAGGTTGCCCCATTTTGTGCTGAACCTGTTGCTGGGGTCGGCGGTGGGCCGGTAGACCTCGAACAGCAGCTTCTTATCTGCGTTCTTGCCTGCCAGCCGTACCCGGAAGCCCAGGTCGCAGGCCGCGCCGATGGTCATCAGGTAGTCCATGATGCTGCCGCCGGAGGTCTGGGCGGTGTAGGTGGTGTCAAAGCCTACCAGCTCTCCCAGCTCCAGCTTGGGCCACGGCTGCATGGCACTGACCAGCCTGCGCATGGCGGCTTCCGCGTTTTCGTTCTTCACGATGGCGGTGCAGGCCCGCTTGGTGAAGATCCACGTTCCCGGGAAACCGGTGACCACTAAGTTGCTGTCGGCGTTCTCGTTGCTCCGGTGGCAGATGCGCATGGGCACGTCGCTGTCGGCGCGGCGCAGCCAGCGGCCCTCCCGGAGAAGGGACAGATTCTCTTCCGTGGGTCTGACTTCCAGCGTGAACTCACCATCGGTGTTGTAGGGTTCGTCCCAGTAAAGGCTCACCCACACCTCCACCCGGCCCAGCCGAGCAAGAGTTAGTTCATCCAGCACATCCAGCGTCATGCGATCACCTCCGGCAGAATGCCCGAAACCATGGGGTAAAAGCGCACCGTCACCTGCAGGCTGGTCTCGCCGCTGTCGGCGGTGGCTTTGAGTAAGTTGTCCCCGGGGGCCAGCTCCAGCAGGTCGCTGTCCTCGTCCAGCAGGGCGAAAATGTTCTCCTCCGTGCCGTCCTCTGTCCGCTTGACGGCCAGCTTGTCGGTGGTGGTGCGGTAGATCTCGATGACCTGCCCGGGGGTCAGGGTGGTCAGGATGCGGATGCTCTGGCCCGTGATGATGTTCAGCACGGTGGGGTTGACCACCGCACCGTCGCTCTTGAGGGTGGCCGTGAAGGGCACAGCCAGCGCCCCGGGGTTATAGGCATTCAGCCAGCCGACAGAGGTACGCACACCGAACCGGTGGGGCTTGGAGTAGTTGACCGGCAGCCTGAAGCTGGGCACAAAGCCGTTGATGCAGAAGCTCTGGGCGGTCAGGTCGTACCAGAAGGGTTTCGGGCAGAAGAGCATGAAGGCCAACACCGGGTAGGGGTGGATGCTCTTTGTGTAGGGGGTCTTGGAAAGCACAAAACGGCAGAAGAATTTATCCACAAGATACATTGTGCCGCTGGTGAAGTAGGGCAGCTTTTCCAGCAGTAATTCCGCATCCGCATCGCCGTGGGAGCTGTGGCAGTGGATGATGAGCTCACGGCTCACCCCGGCCACGCTCTGGCGCTCCACGCTCACGCCCACCTGGTTCACGCCCTGGGCGGTCTGCACGTCTACGTCCACGCCGTTGATGGGGTCGAGGGAGTAGGGCGTGCCGTAAGCCCACCCGATGTCGAGAGTGGCCCCGGCATCTGTGACCAGCTGCAAATGGTCTTTTCTGAACGGCATCTCGGTGCCCTCCTTTCATCGTTTCTGGGCCTTGGCCCGGTCGGCTTCCCAGCGTGCTTCCCGCTGGAGATCTGCCGCCGTCTGGGCCTTGGAGTAGATATTTTGGATGATGTTGGTGTCGCCCTCCCGGTGGTACTGGTTGGCGGCTGCGGCCACCTGTGCCGTGCCGGAAGCGGCCACAGACCGGCTGATGGCCATATTGTCACTGAGGACAAGGCTGTTGGCCTGCCGCACCATCTCGGCCAGCTTGCTGTTTGCGGCCAGCAGGGCCTCGGTGTTGGCCTCCACAGCGTCGGTCAGGTCTTTGTCCGGGGTGGGGGCTGTCGGCGTGGTGGGGGCCGTCGGTGTGGTGGAGCTGCTGGTCTTGGTGATGTCATTCAGGCTGCGCTCAATCTTTGTCTGGATGCCATCCACATAGGTGGTCACGGTCTTGTAGGAGCGCTCCACGCCGTCCACCAGCTTGGTACCCGCCTCGGTGACAGTCTTGGTCACCCGCTGGGTGATCTTGCCGGTCTCATCCTGCAGCTTCTCGGTGAGCACCTTGGTGGTCACGGTGCTGCCGTCGGCATTGGTGGTCTTGCTGGTGTCGGTCATGTTCTCGATGACCTTCTGGGAGTTGGTGGAAGTGCCGGAGCTGCCGGAGCTGCCGGAGCTGCTGGGGTTGTTGATGGCCTCCTGCTGCTTTTTTCGCTCGGCCTGCCGGGCTTTGCGGTCGGCGGCAATTTGGTTGGCAAAGTTCCAGGCTGGATTGCTGATGTAATCCATATGGCCGCCCCAGTGCCACGCCACGGAGTTATACATGCCAATGAGGCCGTTGATGAGGATGACAAAGCCCTCGATGCCCGCCGCCACGATGCGCATCAGGCCCTCGAAGATGTAGCTCATAAAGTCCTCAACGCCCGCCCAGACATTCTGGAAAGCGTTGGCCACGTCCTTGTTTTTGCCGGAGAAGTTCAGCAGGGCACCCACCAGCATCCCGATGAGGGAGATGACGAAGAGGATGGGGTTTGCATCCATGGCCACGTTCAGGGCAGTCTGCCCGGCTGTGGCGCTGGCTGCGGCGGGCACGAACTGCGCCACCAGACCCATGGCCAGATTGGCGAGGTTCCCAAACACGCCGGAGAGGGCGGAACCGAGCTGGTTCAGCGCCCCCATGGCCACGCTCTGGATCTGCGCTTGCTGCTCCTTGGTGCAGGCCTGCCAGAAGTAACTGGCCGCCCACAGGCCCAGCTGTTCGAGGTCACCGTTCTTCAGCGCCGTTGCCAGCGTCTCGATGGCCCCCAGCGCATCCGTCTGGATGTCAGACTGAATCTGCGCCCAGCCCTCGGTGAGCTTGGTGCGGAACTGCTCTGTGATGGTAGCTCCTACGGTAGCAAAATCCGGCCCGTAGGTGGAGAGGGTCTGGGCAATGTTCTGGATGGCCTGCTCTGCCGCCGGTGCACCGGTGTTGATGCCGTTGACAAGGCCCTGCGTGACGTTTTCGCCGATCTCGGTGAACACCTTCGAGGGCGAGTGGATGCCCAGCACGTTCTTGACGGTGCTCACCATGCCGTTGACTTTGCCCTTGACTGTGGACACCAGCGTGTCCCACATCCCGGTGATGCCGTTCAGCAGGCCGGTGACGATGTTCTCGCCGATGTGGCCCCACTCATCCATACTGCCGTCCCACACGCCGGTCAACTTTGCGATGCAGGCGAGGGCGGCTTCGCCCAGGTTCTCGATGCTGCGGAGAATGCCGTCTACCAGAGTGGTCAGCAGGGCCGCGCCACAGTTCAGCAGATCTGGCAGATGGGAGATCAGCGCGGCAGAGAACTTTGCGGTCAATTCCGCCGCTGCTGTGATCAGCTGGGGCAGGTTGTCGGTGATGCCGATGATGAGCTGTTCCAGCAGCTGGATGCCGGCATCGAAGATCTCGTCCTGATGGTCAGCAAGATATTGCACCAGCTTGGTGATGACCTGCGTTGCTGCCGATGCCAGCCCGGGAATCTTCTGAACAACACCTGCGGTCAGATTTTCCAGAATGCCACTGGCTGCGTCCAGCATGGCGGGCGGGCCGCCGTCAGCCAGTGCCTGTGTCAGGGTATTCAGGCAGTCGGTGCCCCAGTTGGCGGCTTCCATCAGGCCCGGCTCCATGGCCTCGAACAGGTCAATACTCAGGTTCTCTGCCGTTGTCTGGAGGCTTTCCATGCTGTGCTGGAAGGTGTCCGTCATGGTCTGGTAGGCGGTGTCGGTTGCTCCGGCGCTGTCCACCATCTGGGCCAGCACGCCGTTGAATTTGTCCGCGCCGCCCGATGCCAGCGAAAGAGCGCCGGTTCCGGCCTCCACGCTGGACCATAGCCCGGCAAAGGCGGTGCTGTCACCACCCACGCTGTCGTAGAGGATCTGCAGCACATCGCCCAGGCTCTTGCCGTCAGCACTCAGCTGGGCAAAGCTCTTGCCGGTCTGCTGCTGTAAAATCTTGCCTACGGTCGAACCGGTGTCGCCCAGCTCGTTCAGCATGGATTTTGTGTAAGTTGTTGCCTCGGCAGTGGCGATACCGTTGGCGGTCATCACGGCCAGACCACTGGACAGGTTTTCTACGCTGACGTTGTAAGCAGCAGCCAGCGGGATGACACGGCCCATGCTGGACGAAAGTTCGTCCACGCTGGTTTTGCCCAGGTTCTGGGTGGTCAGCAGCACATCCGAAACATGGGTCGCCTGGTCGGCGCTCAAGCCGTAGGCGTTCAGGGCAGTGGTCAGGATATCCACGGCGGAGGTTGTGGAGGTAAAACCGGCGGTTGCCAGTTTCGCTGCCTGGCCTGCAAATTCCACAGCGTTGGCCGTGTCCTGCCCGGCGCTGATGGCCTGGTAGGTAGCCTCGGCAATATCCGTGGCCGCAATGCCCATGGTGTTGGACATGTCCGTGATCTGACTGCCCAGCTTCTGGATCGAAAGCTTGCCAAGATCGGCGATGGTCCCGACTTTGGCAAGCGATGTCTCGTAGACGGAGCCGTTCCGGATCGCGCTCTGGGCAAGATTCGTCAGCTGGCTGCTGGCCGTCTTTACCAGGTCTGCGATCAGCGTTCCGGCGGCGACGGTCATGCTGCTGACACCCTGCGTGAAGCCGCTGGTGTCCAACTTGGTGTTGCCGGTAACGCTAAAATCAAATGCCACTGTGTCCACCTCTCAATCGGAGCGCGGGCACAGGGGCACAGGCTGCTATAACTTGATTTCTACCTCCCGCTTACAGGCGGGATTTTTGCATTTGACCCACAATCCGTGGGCGTGGGAGTCGGGTGCGGCCCACACGGCCAGCGCCCTGCCGCAGAAGGGGCAGGGCACCGGGGCGCGGGAATCAACCGAAGCGGTCGAGGAAAGCGTCCTCGTGCTCTTGCAGGGTTTCGCGCCGCTTCACCCCCTTCAGCCCATCCGGCAGGGCAAAACGCTCTTTCAGGGTCTCGTAGTAGTCCCGGTCGGCTCTGTCCATATCGGAGGTATCCTTGCCCCGGATCTCCACGATCTTGCCCAGCGGAGTTTCCGGCGGCAAGGCGTGCAGCAGCGCTTTGAAGCGCCACCAGTGCACCTTGTCAGCGGTCAGGTCGATGCCGTAGGCCTGCTGAAAGGCCCCCACGATGTAGTCGGCATCGCACCGGTAGTCCAGCACAGGTTCATCCTGCGGGTCGCTGCTGCTGCCAGTCCCGGTGCGCTCCTCGTCCTCGGGGCCGCCGCCCTGGCAGAAGCGCACCAGAGATTCAAAGGCTTCCTGGTACTGCACTCCGGGCACCGGCTCTACAAAGAACCGCTGAACGGCTTCACAAATCATCCGGGCGCTGTCCTCGTCAGTCTTGGCGCGGCGGGTGCGGATCAGCAGCCAGATCATGGGCCGGAAGTCAGGGTCGATGGCGCGGCCCTCCCACTCGGTGGGCAGGGTGTCCGTCAGTAGGTCATGCATTGTCCAGTGCCTCAAGCTCTGCCTTCAGCTGGGCACGGCGGGCGGCCTTTGCCGCTTCCTGTGCCCGGAAATCCACCATGGCGGGATGTGCCTTGACTGCGGCCCGGCGCTGCTCACGGTTCATGGGGGCAGGGATGGCCTGTGCTGCCGAAACCTGTGCTGCCGAAACCTGCGCCCGCTCCTCGGTGGGGTGGATCAGCGCGCTGACACTGGCCTTTTCTGCGGCCATGGCTTCGGCAAAGGCCTTGCTGACTGTCAGGCAGGCGTTGAAGTTGCTGCCGTCCAGCCCCAGCTTCTCAGAAGCACCCTCGCCCAGAACTTCGTCCAGGTAGTCCATAAAGATGCGGCACTGGAAGCGCAGCCAGGCAGGGTAATCGCTCTCGGGAGTGTAGCGGCTGCCCTCCGTCCGAGCACGTTCCTGCTGCCGGGTCTGTGCAGCCAGCATCCGATCCACGTCATTGGCGTTCAGGGTGGAAAAATCAAATTCGATGCCGTTGATGATCATAGAAGTCCTCCTGTTACAAAAAGGGCCCCCGTTCACCGGGAACGAGGGCTGTATGAATCATTGAAAATCGGGGGTCAGCCTGCTGCGGCTACGGTCAGGTAGTCGAACTCAGCCGGAATGCCTACGCCCTTCACATCGCAGGCAAAACCTGCGGAGTTGCTGGCGGAGCCGCTGGCATCGGCAGTGACAATAAAGGCAGCTGCGCCCTTCTCGCCCTTGCCGGTCTTTGCGCTGAAGTAGATATAGGGGAAAACCACCTCAGTGCCGGAGCCGAACTTGACCTTGTGGGAGAGCAGGAAATCCTGCGCGGGGTCGCCCACGCAGCGGTTGCCGTTCAGGGAGAAGGTGCGCTGGGTCTCGCCCTTCTCGGTGACAGTGCCTGCGCGGATATAGGCCACGTCCTCGGTGGACGCGTTCAGGGCACCGGAGTGCTCCTTGACACGCTCTGCAAACACGATCCAGTCGCTCTCCTTGGTCTGGGTGGAGGCATCGGTCTGAATTGCAAAGATGAAATCATCGGCCTTTTCGGTGCCGGTGTAGTCCGCGCTGGGCACGATGCCCTTCTTGGTCTTGAGCGCGGCCAGAGTTTCGGAAACAGTCATAGGATGGTCTCCTTTCAAAGTTTGGGTTGATAGTAGACGAGCCGGAGCTGCATCTGCATTTTGCAGCTTCCGGAGCCGTCGGTGACGATGTAGCCGGTGGAGGTGGCTTCAATGCTCTGGGCCTCCTTGCCGTGCCCGCATTTGCTCAGGTCAGGCAGGATGCCGCAGTCATTCTGTTCCATTACCCAGTCAGCCAGCTGTTCAAAGAAGCCGCTGTTCTCAATTGTGAGCACATCAGTCTCCCCGAACTCCCGTCTGGACAGGAAGAGGTAATTCTTCGCCAGATCACGCCCGGAGATGTAACTCTCCACAATGGGGTCGGTGGGGCTGTCCTCAATGGAAAAAGCGGTGGCTTCCTCTTCCAGTCCGGCAATGCGGAAGGCCGCACCGGTGGCATCCTGTTCCTCAGCGATGAGCGGGCAGGTCTTGAGCCAGTCCCGCAAGGCCGTAATGGACGCTTTGGGCATTACGTTCCACCTCCCAGCTCTTTTCTGGCGGCGTTTTTGGCGAACTGGATCAGCTCGTCTTTGTGGTCGGCGATGGCCCGCTGCCCCCAGTAGGAGCCGCGCAGATGGTTCTCCCCATGCAGCCCCTGCCCCTGCGTGTGCAGGTAATACTGCCGCCGGGCATACGGGGTGTTATAGACCAGCTTGCCGCCTTTGAAGTCGGATGCCTGGTTGACGCTGTTCTTCAGCGTGCCGGTGTCGAAGGGTACATAAGGGTCCACAGCTTTGGCAACTTGCTGTGAGAACGCATACTGGACCTTCTGGAAGCCTTTGTCCATTTCGGCCTGAAAGCCGGGCCGGAACCTGAGCTTCAGGTCAATAACGGGTGCACTCATTTCCTCAGCTCCCCTCTACATGAAAATGCGGCAGCAGCGGTTCCCGATTGTCGGAGACCGCCGCCACCGTGCAGCAGATGTGTGTTTTCTCGAGGGCGGCATACTCGGCCTCGGTCAGGCTGCGGACAGCGCCGCAGATGAGCTTGCCGCCCCGCTTGAGCGTCCAGTGTGCCGCCTTTTCCCCGGGCGGGAGCTTTGCCCACTGGAAATAGGGCAGGTAGCCCGCCGCAGGGGGCAGCCGGATGTGCACCGTCCGCTGGGGGTCGCCGCCGGAGGTGTCCAGCTTCTCCCGCCAGCTGCTCCCCGGGATGACGTGGCAGACAGGCCGGTCGATCTCGGTGGCGGTGTCGTGGATGAGGTTCACCACAGTTACGCTGCACTGCATCAGAAACACCCCCGATACAGCAGGCCGTGGGGGTCGTGCCCCAGGCAGCCGGAAAGAATGCTATACGCTTCGGCGGCCTGCTTTTCGGCCAGTGCTCCGTCAGAGAACGTCACGGCAAAGCCGTTGTTGTTGACGCTGGTCACGCCCGGCGCATAGCCGGTGGCAGCGCGTGCCGCTTCGGCCCGTTCAAGGCTCTGCACGATGGACGCACAGGCCATGGCCAGAGCTTCGGCACAGTCGGCGCAGCCTTTGATGTGGGCTTCGGCCCGGCCAAAGGTGGCCCGGTCAATGAGCTTCGAGGCCCGGAAGCACAGCGGCGTGAATGCGGCCTCGTCCAGCGTACCGCCCGCTGTCTGGTACTGTTCGTAGGTGCAGTAAAGCATGGGGGCCTCCTTATGCTGCGACAGCAGCAGCGGTCAGGAATGCGAACGGAACCTTGGAGCGGTCGGCGTTCATGCGGGTGGCGGGGTTGGGCAGTGCCCAGCCCATACGCATCACAACGCGCAGGGCCACCATATCCTGCTGGGCCAGATTGTAGACGATCTCCTTGGTGGAGGGATCCTGAATCACGCCCTGATCCAGCAGCTTCACGGTGACATCTTGACGGATGGAGTACACCAGCTTCTTGAAGTTGCCAGCGATCAGCTGGGCCTTGGAAGCGTCGAAGCCGCCGTTCTCGGGGAAGTACATGGGTGCGCCGTCCAGTGCGTAGGTGGTTGCACCTTGCATATCGGAGCGGAACAGCGGGCGGCCATTGGTATCCAGCAGGCCGCGCAGCTCTGCCTTGGCGGTCAGGTCGCCCACCACGGCATCAACGCCGAAGCCGCCAGCTTCGACCTTGGAGAACAGACCATCCTTGCCCAGCAGCTTGGTGTAGTCGATGGGGCCGGTGACCTTGTTCTTTGCGGCAAGGGTCAGCACGTCGGTCGTCCACTCGGTGGGACGGTCACCGCCAAACAGGATAGCGTTGTCGATCTTTGCGCCCATGGCCTCACGGACGCGGGGCTGTACCTCGCCCATGATGTCAAAGGAGGAATCTGCCAGAACGGCCTCGGGCACAGGAACGATGACAGCCAGCTCTGCGGCGGTCATGTAGACGTTGTCCCATTCCTGCTTGCTGGTTTTTTTCATGCCGGTGTCACCGTTGACCCAGTATGCCAGAGGCAGCATGGACAGCACGGGGATCTTGGTCTGGTTGGAAGTCATGTTGGCAAGGCGGGTGCCCAGCTGCATCACGATGGAGCTCTTGGGCACATCCTGCTGGATGGTGTTCACCAGCTGCTCCCGGATCAGGGCCTCAGCCTTATTGCGGGCGATTGCATCAATAGCCATAATAATCAACCTTTCTGGCCGAACGCTGCGCGGAATGCAGCATTTGCGGCCTCATGTGCGTTTGCGGGCTGGCGGTTGCCGCCCGGTGCGGATGTAGAAAACTGTACCATACCGCCGTCCGGCAGAATGGCGCTGGGGTCTGCGGCCTTGAAGGTCTTGACATAATCATCAAAGCCCAGGATCTCGCCGTCCTTCATAGCAAAATTCTGGGCCTTTGCCTCGGCAAGGAATGCCTTACGGGCGCTCTCGCTGGAAAACTTCAACCCGGCGGCCTTGCGTTCCAGCGCATAGCCCTTTTCGAGGGCGGCTACCTGGCTGGCAGCGTCAGTCTTGGCCTGTTCTGCCTTAGCCTTCCACTCGGGGTCGTAGCCCTCCAGTTTGCCGTTTGCAGTGTTCAGCTGCTCGGTCAGGGTGGCCTTTTCGGCCTTGAGGGTCGTAATCTCGTTGGCCTTTGCCGTGATGTCAGCACCGTGCAGGTTCATAATGCTGTCCAGCTGTTCCTGCGTGATGCCGGGGATGATCTTACTCACATCTTCACGTTTCAATGTTGAGTGCTCCTTTCTGGTCAATGTTTGTCGAATGAATCCGTTCGGTTTTTGTAACGCGGTTCGCCTTCCGCATGGATCCCGGGCAGGGTACGCACTGCCCTCTGCGATGGCACCGTCTGGAGGCATCGAACCTCCCGCTTCCGGTTTTGGAGACCGGCGCTCTGCCAGAATGAGCTAAGACGGCACGAAAAAAGCGCCCCTGCCCGGCTGGGCAAAGACGCTGACGATATTTGGTTGTTAGATGCCGGGGACGATTTCCTTAACACCCTTTGCAAATGCAGCGGCCTTTTTCATCAGGCTGTTTTCCTGAAGATATTCAAGCCCCTGCAAGGTGATATGCGGTTCCATGGGCGGCTCGATGCGCTCCGGCTGGCGAATGCAGCGAACGATGTTTAGGCCCTCAATGAACCCAGCCTTCTGAAGCTGAATCAGGAGAGCCTGAAAGCGGTTCGGATTCGTACCGAAGCGCTCGGCAGTAAAGCCAGCGCAATCGAACTCCTCAAAGTCCATGCTTTGCTGCAAATACTTCAAAATGCGGTAGATGATACGAAAATCTTCCATGATAACACCTCAACCCTTTCTGTTCGCAATCAATTTGCAATACTCGCCATATAAACGCTTCTGTTCGGCTCGTTCGGCATCAATTTCAGGCGTGGAAATAATTCCTCTACTGGGAACAGAGTGGGTGCGTTTATACTCAGCAACAAGGGAACGTTCTCGCTGAACGCTTTTCTTAGTAAGCTGATCTATCTGTTCCAGTGTGTAACTCATTTCCGTTTCTCCCTGTGGTAGCATTTCAAACCAAGCCGACGGCAGGTTTCGTCAATAATGACGTGCTGGATGTTTTCTTCGTAGTCATCGAATCCATAGCCACGGCTTGCCATCACGGCGTTCTGTTCCTCACGAACTTCCTCACACACGGTTTCCCACTGCTCAAAGGTGATTTCTCGCGGAACAGCAAATTGATACCTGTATTTGTAGTCCACAGCTTCCATGATGCGGGTGCCATCGGCAAATGCTGCCGGGATGTCTGTATCGGTGCTGAAGGAATATTGTGTGGTATCTGGCGGGTGTGTGTGGATGTTGTAGCTCCCTTTCAGTTTACCACCCAGATACGAGCAGTCAACCCCTCGGGGATTATTGTCGGTCATATAATGGACTTCACCGTTGCGGGTGATGACCATCATATTCTCGACTTTGGAATTGGCATAGCTGCTGCAGAATGAATCCTTAAGGGCTTCCACTTGCTGGGTGTCTTTCAAATCGACTTTTCCCAGGTACTTATGAACTGTTTCGCCGCTCTGCCCGGAGGAGCCACCACTGCCACGCTGGTTTGGCAACACGGAATCAAACTTCTTCGCCGCCCACGTTGCCTTGCTGCTGGCGCTCCTGCCAAAGCCTGCCACGCTCGTCCGGGCGCTGTCCACTCTGCCGCCGGTGGCGCTGACAAAGTCAGTCAGCTCCTGACGGGCCTGCCGGAGCTTCACGGCACTGGCGGTGGTGTCGGCCCCGGCGGCATCCTCAGCCAGATACCGGCGCTTGTACTTGCGCACGGTGCGCTCCCGGGCCCGCTGCATCTGGCTGATCTCGTACCGGGTGTATCTGCAGCCGTTGTACTCGATGTCCCGGGCGTTCAGGGCTTCCAGGCTCTCCTGCGTCCATGCAGGCGGTGCACCCAGCTCAGGGAAGATGGCAAAGAAGGTGTGACGGCAGTTCCAGCCGCAAAGCCCTGCGCCGGTGCCGTAGCCGGTGGCGGCCTCGAAGTCCGGGTAATGCTTGCCCATGTAGTCCACAGCGCCGCCCCGGTGGAACTGCCTGCCCTGCCACTCAGCGTGGGAAGGGCGGGCCCCGCCGTGGGCCGTGGTCTCGAAGAACTCAACCCCCATCTCGTCTGCCCGGGCCACCTGCAGCTTTGCACCGGTCTGATTCACACCAGTCAGCACCGCCCGGCGGGCGGCAACTTCCAGCGTGTCGGTGTGGCCGGTGGGGTAGGTGACGTACTTCATGGTGTCGGCCAGACTGTCCACCGCGCTCTTGACGGCGCTCTTGTAGTCGAACGCGCCGCTGCTCACCTTGAGATGGGCGCGGTCGAGGGCGGCTTCAAACTGGCCGCTGACGGTGTTGACCGTGGTGGCAGTTAAGTTGTGGAAGGTTCCTGCCGTCTGCTGATAGCCAGCGTTGAGCAGGGCCTGCAGGGTGGCATTGTCGGCAAAGGGCGTGGGCTCTTTGCCGTAGTGGTAGTAAATCTCGTCCTCGGCCTCCATGGCCCGGGTGGCCGCTTCCTGCATGAGCCGCCGGATCTCGGCTTCGCTCTTGCCGGTGTAGCGGGCCAGCTTCTTTACCACGTCCTGCCGGAGGGCTTCGGTCTGTTCATACCGCCAAAGCTGCCAGTTGGCCGTGGGGGTCATGGTGTCTATTTTTGAGATGCGCCGGGCCACGTCCCGTAGAATATCGTCCTCGACCTGCTGCCAGAGCAGCACCAGCCGGTCGGGTGCGTGGTCGAGATAGTCCGGGGCCAGCATCAGCCGCCACCGCCGAAGCTCAGCTCAGGCTGCCGGTTCTCGTCAGCGGCTTCCTGCGCCAGCTTGCGGGCTTCGTCCTCGCTGTATCCCTCAAACTCCACCAGATACCGCCAGAACGGGAACTTCCCGGCGGTAACGTATCCCCAGAACATCTGTTTGCGCTCCTTGGGATCTGAGATAATGGAATCATCGAAGTCGAAGGTCACAGTGCACTCGCCCGGCAGGGGAACCACCGCGCCGCTGCGCCATGCGGCATCCAGCAGAATGTTCACGGCATAGACCAGATCAGTGATGGCTGTGCCGAGGGCCCGTTGCAGGTCTTTGACGGTGGTATAGCTGCGCTGCTTGCTGGAGCGGATCTCCTCGGCGGTCTTGTCCACGTTCTGCGGGTCAGACAGGGTACCGTAGGCAAGGCCGCACTGAAATTCGATACGCTTGAGCATGGAATCCAGCCCTTTGCGGTAGCTCTCATCCCGCAGGGTGGGGGCAAACACCTCGTAAAGGTTCCGACCGCCGGAGACGCTGCCATTGATCCAGTTGCGGTAGAGCCGCTGTTCCCGCAGAGGCATCGTGGAACTACCGTCAGGACCCGGGTGCAGGGCAGTCTGGTCTACATCGAGGGCCAGCTGGCCGCCGTTGTACTCCCAGAGCAGAGCCCCATACTGTTCGTCTGCATCCCGGATGATGTCCACTGCCGGGGCATACACGCTGACACCCAGCGGGGAGTGCCGGTCAGCGGCGTTGCCCTTGGGGGTCTTGAAGTATCCCCACAGCGGCCTGTCTACGCCAGTGAACTCCGTATGCGGGGCCAGTGCAGCCCACTCGACAACGTCGGTCAGAGGAACTTCAACGCCGATATCAGCGCTTGTCATGGAACGGAACGCCTTGACGGTGACGGTATACTTTCCGCTGGAAAACTCGTGGCTTTCCAGCCGGGTGTAGATACGTCCGCCCCGCACCAGATGATCGTAAAAAATAGCCCCGGTCATACGTCCGGAGCTGTCAAAGCGAGTGGGACAGAAGCAATCCCCCTGCACCACATCGATCTGGATGTGGCCAGCAGGGTCGAGATAGGGACGGAACAGCACTCCGCCCAGAGCACAGCCGTACTCCACGGGAATGCGCAGGTCGGCAATAAAGGGCTTGAGCAGCTCGTTGATGCTGTCTGCCCGGGCACTGCCGGAAACAAGGCATTCCATTTCCAGCGTGGTCAGCCGAGCCAGCTCGGCGGCAATGCTCTGGGGCAAGCCCAGACTGTGCAGCGGGTCTTTGCCGCCGTGACACCATGGGCCGCCGGTATCGTACATCTGTGCCCAGAGGGTGATGGCACTCTCCATGGGGGCAGACACGCTGACGTTGATGGGAGTGTCCTCCCCGAACCAAAGCCGGGCCTTCTCCCGCAGCCACGAAAGCAGCTTGTCAAACATTACTTGGCTCTCCAATCTGCCCAGCGGATGAGCGGGGCGAATATCGTGTAACAGAAATAGCGGATATCATCCATGGCGTGGTCGTTCTCTTTAACGACCCTGTCCTCTTTGGCTTTGTCGTCCCACGAGTACAGGCCGAACTCCCGGCGGGAATCGGTGCAGCTTTCATGGATCCGGACAAGTCCGGCCTGCATCAGGGAAGCCACGCAGCGGATGCCGTTCAGAACATCGTTGTCTGCGGGGATGACCTGATACCTGCCGTGCCGCCGGATGGTCTCGATAAAAGATGCGGCGGAAGGGTCTACGCACACAGCCTGAATGTAATAGCCCTTTGTGAGCCGCTCCAGCTCGGCGTAGTGCTCCTCGTCGGTGCGCTGCACCCGCTGTTTGCGGCTGTCGAAATAACTCTCCCTGATACGCAGGGCCTTTCCTTCATGTATAACCCACAGGCCCATGGAACAGGGGTTGTGGGTGCCGTAGTCGATGGACACATAGAACCGTCCGTCCACACCTGCCGCGCTGCCGTGGAAGAGATAAGGATCCGGGCAGAGCGAAAAGAAGGGATAGATCAAACCAGACGCGTTGCACCAGTTGCCCAAAATGAAGCGGTCGTAATAGACAGTCCCGGCCAGCTCGTGCTTCAGGTGCTCCACGAACTCCTGCGGGAGAAAGGGGTTGTCGTCGATGGTGGAGGTCTGGCAGAAGATGTCCACCTCGGGGTCATCGATGAACTTTTTGAGAAAATGCTCCTGACTGTCCGGGTTAGCTGTGCCGTCGAAGTGGGAATGAGGACAGCGCAGGCGGGTCTTGAGCATCTGGAACACGTCTTCATCCCAGGTGGTCATCTCATCGCCGTAACCGTACTCGATGGTCATGCCCTGAATGCGGGCAACGTGTTTTTTGCTGTCCGCGCCCAGAATGTGGACCCGGCGGCCAAACAGCCGGGCAGTGTTGTCGCTGCTGATGGTTCCCACAAGGGCCTCGCCCCAGATCTCTCGCATGGGGTCCAAAACGTTCCGGCTGATGGTGCCCTGTGTGTTGCCCAGCATTACCGCTGCGCCCTCACCCCGCAGAGCCAGAAGGCGCTGGGGAATGACCACGGCATAGTCCAGCCAGCTCTTGCCGGAACCGGTAGCCCCAACTTTCAGGTTCCACCGGTGTGAACAGGAAGTAAGATATTCTTTCTGCTTAGTCGATAACACTGTCTACTCCTCCCAGGATCTTGCGGGCCTCGGCCAGCTGATCAGAGGCATCGCCGGACACGCCGTTGAACATTCCCAGGTGCCGCCCCAACAGATCCAGGGCTTTCAGCTTGTCGGCCAGCTTGACCTCCTGCTCCAGACCGTCCTCTCCGAAGGTCTTGACCTTGACCGACTGCACAGCAGCCAGATCGTCCGGTGCGGCATCGCTTTTCAGGGAAGCCGTCCTAGCATCGATGAGGTCGCCCGCGTTGACGAACGCTACCTTGGCCAGCTCTCGCACCACCCGGTCAGCGGACACGCCGGTGCGGCGGCTCTGCTCGGCCTGAAGCTGGGCAATGCGGTTCTGGATACTAACATTCGCTAACAGCCGTGCCGCCTGCTCGTTGGCCGTCTTTGGGGAGTATCCGGCACGGATGGCCGCCTGGGTCGCGTTCAGGTCGATCATATATTCTTCACAGAACCGCGCCTGCTTGTCGGTCATCCTCACCACCTCTCTCGTCGTCAGGGTACAAAAAAGCCGCCCCTCAGGACGGCAGAAAATAGCATAAAAAATCCCTGCATGTTTCCATGCAGGGCAATTGACGCACATCCAGCGGGAAAATATCTGAAACCCGCCTGTGGATTCCGGTGCCTCCGGCGTATGTGGGGAGGTCAGAGGGCGGGCAAGGAGATCCCGCCACCCACCACATGAGCTTCCGGTGGGGAGTATGTAGCCCCATGCGTCAGGCTGTACCGCCTACGGGGTCGGCGGCGAATTGGAACCGCCCTTGGAATCGAACCTTCCACGACTACATTCGTGAACGCGCACCACATTGCGCTCAGGCGGCATAATAGAAGCAGCTCGCAGAACGTGATGTCGGACGGGCACATTCTGGAAGCTGCTATGGCATCGGTCTGCCTTTCGGCTTTGCCGATGGTATCGTTATAACACAGTTAAGCGGACATGCGCGGCCATAATTGCGGAGGAATGGCATTCATTGGAATGTTCAGGGCCTCCACAGCCTGCCGATGTAGACGACGAAAATGTCGGTCACTGACGCGGAGTCTGTCAGCAGCCTGTCCACGATGCAGGCCATCAATGTAGCACAGTTCCAAAAGGTCTACCAGAAGAGGGTCTTCGAGTTCTGCGATGACCTTACGGATGGTGTAACACAACTCCTGACTGCGCTGAATTTCATGGCACAGCTGGTGTTGGTAGGCATCCATCATTTCAATGGCGCGGCCAGTCTTATCGCCAGAACATCCAGAACTGACAATAGGGCTGAGTGCCTGGGTGACGCTTTCGGCCTGGTCTTTCGCTTCGCGGATACGCCGGACAAGAATTTTCTGGCGGCGAAGTGATACCTGATATAGCTTCAGCCACTCACATTTTTGGATATAGGTCATTCTGTACTCCCTCCTTCCAGTACCCTTAGTAGCCCTTCCACGTCATACCGCCAGTGAACGCGCAGCAGGTGCTGCTCCACCTCAATGCCATTGAGGGCGGCCCACTGCCACGGGATGCTTTTGCGGGTCTGGGTCTGCATGTACTCCAGCACAGCGCCGGCCGGAACGGCAAAGGTGCGGTTGACCTTGCCCCGGTAATTGATGACCACATGTGCGGTCTGGCCCTTGAAAGATGCTGCGTGGGCCATATCGGTGATGTGTTTGAGCTTGTGGTACTTCTGCTGCTCCCGGTCGAATCGGCCCAGGATCTTTTCCAGTGGGATGCTGGGCGTTTCGATGGTCTTGAGCTCGAAGTAATGGTGCATAGGGTAGCGGTACACGTCGAAGTCGCAGATGTTATCAATGGAGAAGCTCAGGTTCTCGTTGCCGCCGTAATAGGTGGCCGCGCTGTCTTTCAGTCGATAGCACCAAGCATCCTTCGGCATGGAGCTTTTCCAGTCTGCCTCGAACTGTTTTCCGGTGTTCAATTGGTTCTCCTTTCGTCGGAGGCTGCCCAATGCCCGGCCAGCTGTCGGGTCGGGGTAGTGCTCATGGTTCCGGTACATTGGAATCCTCCTTTTTCTTGGTGAGCGGACGGCGACGGGCTGCGTTTTTTAAAAAATCATTCCCGCTGGGTTCCGGCCTGTCCACCCGCCTATTGCGTCCTGCTCCAATGGGGTTCGTCATGCGGTACTCCTCGGCAGACCTACAGCCCTGGGTTTCGGCCTCGATCAGAGCCTTCCGCACATAGGCCCAGCTATGTGCCCCGGCATCAATGCACTTGCGCAGGATCACCCGCGCCAGTTCCTCGCCCAGCCGGTCAGCGTATCCTGTCAGCTCTCTTTTCCCGGAGGCACTCAGCTTGCCGATATCCTGTTCAAACTCTGATACCAAGGGTGAGGTCGTCGGTCGTCCGGTCGGCTCCGGCGCAGCCGCAGACGACGACTTGTTAGCTTGTTGGTTTGTTAGACTTGTTAAGTTGTTGTCGGCAGCCTGTCGGTTGCCTGTCGCTGGCCTGTCACTTTGCCTGTCACTGCCAACAAGCGAAGCATAGTTTTTTATCGTGACAATGCTGTATTTTGAGCCTGTTTTGACTGTCAGATAGCCTGTCGCCTGTAAATGCTCTAAGCTTGTCCGGATGTTCCGAACACTCAAATCAAGCTGTTTTGCCAGTTGAGATTGGCTTGTAACCAGCTGTCCGGGCCTGATGCTAATGCCCTGCCACTGCTTTTCCTGCCAGTTGGCGGTGAGTAGCAGGTGGAAAAACAGGCGGGCAGTGTTGGGCTCTGAATACCATTCCCAGTCAGTCAGACCGCGGGGAAAGGCAACAAAGCCACGGGATGGGTCAATGCCCACGGTCTGAACTCCTTTCTGGTGTGGTTAAAACGGCAGGTCATCCGCATCATCATCGATGAGGGCATCTGCTTCCGGGGTGCCTACGGCGGGCCCGGCAGGCGCTGCCGCCTGAGAGGCGCGGGGAGCATAGTCGGCCAGGTCTTCGCCGGGATACATCTGCCCGCCGGAAAGGCTGGTCAAGGGGGTTGGCTCTTGGGTGAGCGAAGGCTCAGATGGTGCAGGAACCTCTGTACAAAGGTCAATGAGGTTCTGCATCCACCGGAAGATCACCATCCCGCCGGGCTGGATGTCGTCGGCATCCACGTCGTAATAGGTCTTGCCGTTGTACTCCCGGCTCTTGAGCTCCCGGGCAAAGACAGTGACGGCATCGCCCTTCAGAAGGAGTCCGTCCCATTTGTCCAGCCCGTGCCAGACGTTGACCTGAACATACAGGCTCTCCCAGCTGCCGGTGTCGGTTTTGACGCTGTGCGCCTTCACGTCAAACTTCAGGACCTGCTTCTGGCCCACGTCCTTGAGCACAGGGTCTTTGGCGAGAGTTCCATGGAGAAGTACGCCGGTCTTGTGGGTCAGGATCACGATTCATCACCCCCAGCAAAGGGGTCGTCTGCGCTGTCAGCGTCCTCCACGGTCAGAGCATCGGCCTGTTCAACAGCTTCCTTGATGCGGGTCCAGCGTGGAGCCGGAACCTGTCCGGCCTCGTCCAGCTCCACAGCGGTGGACTCAGCATCCACACGCACGGAGACCTCGCTTTCATCGTAGAGGGTACCGAAGGTGGAGGGGAACGCTTCCCGCAGGGCATGGACCAGGGCGACTTTGCGGATCATGGTGGCCTTCTTCCCCTTCCACAGGGATTTTCCAGTGTCGTACTCGCCCAGCTTCACTTCCTCATAGCTGGGCCGGGTGCGGTCCTTCCGATAGACCTTGGCCCAGCCGCCCAGAAGTTCCTCGCCCTCGTAGACGATGGAGCCTTCCCGGTGTTCCAGCTGACCGGCTTCAGTGTCCAGCACGATGATGCCGGCCTCAAAGCCGTCAAAGGCCGGATGGCGCTCGGCCATCTGCATATAGCAGTTCTTGCCCAGAACGATGGTGCTGGGGGTGTCCTCGCTGTTGTTATCGTAGTGAATGAGGTAGGCTTCCTTGGTAAAGGGATTCAGCCGGTACTGCTTGCAGGTCTCGAGGAAAATCTTGCATTCGGCATCGGTGGCTTTCTGACAGATGAAGTTGCGGACATCCGAGAAGCTGACGGTCATGTGCTGGCCGTCGGCAGAAGTGATCTCCACGGGCTTGGCCGGGCTGGCAGCCTGCAGAGCACTGCTCTGGGCGGCACGCTGCTGCATTGCAGTCATCCGGGCGGCGGTGGTGGTGCCAGTGGTATTTGCGGACATGGTGGGCGCAGGTGCGCCGGGACGAGAAAAAGCCATAAGTAAAATCCTCCAATTATTTTACAGAACCATATGCGAAGCCGCGCTTTTTAGCTTCGGCTTTGAACCATTCGATGTCTTCCGGGGTGAAATCTACCCAGAAGCGGTAGCGTTTGCGGACAGGTGCAAGGCCTGTGCCAGGCAGGGCGAACTGCTGCAATACCTCGCAGTCCAGCCGCCCGGAAGCTGTCACAAAGGCGTTGCTCCGGGCCTCCTGTGCGGCCTCTTCTTTCAGCTGACGCTCTTCCTCGGTGGGCGGGATGATGACCGGTGCAGCGGCTCTGGCCCGTTCTGCAGCCTGTCGCTGGACCTCTGCCTCAGCCTGAGCCGCACGGGCGTGCTCCCGGCGGCTGTGCTCATGCAGTGCATCGTTGACGCTCAAGGCCCGCAGGTATTCGGTAATGCAGGGTTCAGCGTCTTCACCGCAGGTCTCCCGGATGAGGCGGAGTTCCTCCCGTCGGGTCTCCACAGCCTTGCGCAGTTCCTTTTCGGCCTGGGCGAGGTCAAAGGTTTTATTGAGCCACTGGGGCACAAGCAGACGGTCAAAAGAAATCAGAGGTTCCAGCTCCCCGATGCAGTCCCGGTAGACCAGCCGCAGGGTGGATGCTTTTTCTTCCCGCTGGGCCTGTTCTACTGCTTTTACCTGCTGATCAATGGCCCCGGAGATCTTCTTACACTGGGCCTGCATCTCTCGGATACTCTTCTGAAAATCCTCCAGCGGGTCAGTGTAAAGCCGCTTGGCGGCGGTCAGAGCAGCAGCCAGCTGCTTGTCCCACTTGTTGACGGCAGCACGGTCGGCTTTGGCATCCTTGATGGATTCAGGCGTGTACACACGGCCTGTATAGGAGGCCAGAAGTTCGTCAAGGTTCTTCTGCACCTCATCCTTGTTCCAGTTCATAGCCGGGATCACCGGGCGCTCTACCCGGACGGTCAATTCATTCGTCATTGGTCAGTTCCTCCTCTTCTGGCTCCCGGTCGGGGGCAAAGTAGTAGTCATCGGGCGGCTCCATGGGCGGGCCGTAACGGTCAAGATCCAGACAGTACATCTCATTCATCCCGGTCACCTCCGTCATAATCAGGCGGCTGGCGGCAGAGCAGGGAGGCTTCCTCCATGATGCTGTTCAGGGTACCGCAGATGGTCTGAAAGGTGCTTTCCAGATCTTCGCCCACCAGCCGGGAATAGCTGGCCTTGCTGTTATCCCACGCCGCCCGCATCAGGCTGGCGCAGTAGTTGGCCTGCTCAAAATCTGCCTGGGCATCATCGTTGATGCGGGAACGGAGTGCCGCAACCTGTTTCTTCAGGTTGGCATTGTCCTTGGCCAGTTCGGCGTTCCGGGCATCGGCAAGGCCCCAGGCTTTTTCTGCGGCCCGGCGGTCAATCTCTTCCTCGTCGATGACCGCCGTGATGGGCTGTTTTTTCAAAGCGTCTTCGGCATTTTTTGCTCTCTCTTCGGCTCTGTCGCGCTCGCCTTCGGCCTTCTGGCACTGGAGCCGGGCAGCAATGCGGCCCTCGTCTGCATCGTGGTAGCTCTGCTGGAGCTTGGCGTTCTGATCGGTCAGGCCCTGCACATCCGCAAGGGCGGCATCCAAGTCGTTTTTGGCAGTCTGGGCTTCATCCTGCGCCTTGCTTACCATGTTCCACGCCTCTTCCTCCCGGGCTTCGGCAGCAGCGGCACGGTCCTTCTCGGCTTTGATCTGGGCCATGGCTTCCTGATACTCCTTGTAGGTCGTGATGTCGCCGGTCTTTACCTGCTCCACCAACTCTGCCGGGGCGCTGGGCTTTGCCACGGCGTACAGCAGCTTCAGAGGCTGCACATCAAAAATGGGCTTGCCTTCAATCTGGATATTGCCGAACCGTTCGGCAATATGTACCATGTTGTCACCGGTGTCTCGGCTGATGCCAACCACATCACACCACTTGCCCCAAGTGCCATTTTTGTTGTTTGCACACAGGTCGTGGGCGTGCTTGGCCGCCATGATCCGGGCCATGTTGCCGGTGATAAAGGTCTGGGCATCCTGCAAAAGCAGGACATTGGTCTGCTCGTCTGCGCCAAAGTCAAAGCTGGGAGCCGAAGGAATCGGCGCAGAAGAACCGCCCGCCGATGCGGCAGGGGCCGACTCCTCCTCTACCGGGTCGATGGGAGCATTCTTGCAGGGCTTGGCCTCCCTGAGGGCCGTCAGCATCTGATCCGGAAGCTCGTAGTCATCCATGGGGATGAACTCGTCGCTGGTCAGAAACGCTTCCGGGGTCAGCCGCTTTTCAGCGGCCTTGGCTTTGTCGAACTTCTGGGCCAGCAGATGGCTTTCCTTCCAGACCCGTGCGGATTCGTCCCAGCGCCAGAAGCGCCCACGGGTATAGGCGTAGTAAACATCGTTGCTGTTCTGGCTGATGATCATACCCTCACCTCCGTGCCCTTCAGGCGGTCCAGCATCTCGGTCTGTACATCCTTGTTCATGGGCTGGATGTTGTTGCCCTTCCAGCCGTAGCAGAGGATGGGCCCGTAAAGCTGGCGGCCCCGGTAGGTGCGGTTGAGCAGGCTGGCGGGCTGGATGGGACCATCGTACCGGCCCACGAACAGCACCGCCGGGGTGCGGGGCAGCACGATCATCTCGCAGGGCGTACCCAGCCGGTTCTCAATGGCCCACAGGCTGTCGGGCAGGGACGCGATCACCGGATCTTTGCCCGGTTCGGCTAAAATACCTTTCATTTGTAAACTCCTTTCTGATGTGATATCATCAAGGGTGATGGGGCTTGTGAATTCCATCACCCTTTGGGCTCGTCCGTGTTACCAGCACGGGCGGGCTCTTTGTTTGGAATCTTCCAGCAAACAGGGGAATGCTGTGACAGGCGACAGTAAACGTCCTCTATGAATGGGCAGATGGTGCAATCCCATTCTCCGCAGAAGTCCCGAAGAATCCGGGCAGCTTCCAGCGCTCGCTCTTCGATCTCACTCATGCTCCACGCTCCTGATTCTCCGGGTACTCCGGGTTACGGGCATGGGTACGTCTGATCCTGCCACAATGCCGGCGGTTTTCCTCGGCTTCAGCCGCAAAGCCCAGCCGCAGGAACGCTACCGCTGCCAGAACCAGGCACAGGGCTGTGACGAACTGGCTGTCAGAGATGGAGCTGCCCAGCTGTGCACCGCCCTCGATGCCCATGCCGTACAGCAGACTTACGGCACCGCTGGCAGCAGCCAGCCAGTACCAGACGCGGGATTTAATCTTCATTGGGAGATTCCTCCATTCTGTCCATGAGGTCTGCGGCAGTAGTCACTATGCTGAGCAATGCTGCCGGATTTCTTTGATCTATGCAAATCCCAGCAATCAGAGCGGCGCAAAGGGCTTTCTGTTCCGTCTCTGTACCGCAGGCATAAATCTTGGGGTTCCCATCCTTCCCCAGCTGGATTTTTAACTGAGCGTTCGGGCTGATATTCATGCTCCTACCTCCTGAAGACAATTGACTGCGGGTCTGCAGTCGTCCAATGCCCATCCGATGACCGGGTGCCATTCGCCATCAGCAAAAATCTGCAGCCCGGTGTGGCTTTCATCCTTGATTTGTCCGCCCAGCTGGTAGCAGCCAGATGCCTGACTACCGCCCCAACGGAACCACTTGTTCCAAAACAGCGGTGCGATGTACGCGCATCCAGTGGGCGCTGCGGCCCGCTCGGATGCAAGGGTGTAAGGTTTCATGCGGTCTTTTCCTCCTTTGCGATTGCCGGGAAGAAATACTCCCCGATTTTTTCTTGCGGAATGTGCAGTGCTCTGCAGATGATAACGATCTCGTCACTCCTCCAAGGTTGTGTCCCCTTGAGCCGTGCGGTCATCGTGTTGGAGCTTACCCCAATCAGGGCCGCAAGTGCGCCCTGGTTGAGATCCTGGTCTTCTGCCAGACGACTGATTTTGAGATAAGGCTTCTTCATGGTGATTCACCTCCTTGTTGTGGTTGCATCCCTTCTGCGGTATAATCGAGCAGGAAAGGGGGTGATAAAATGATTTTTGAGAGCTTTTTAGAGATGCAAGGTTTGAATATGCAAATTGAGCGAAACGGTGAGATCGTTGCGACTGTTCCGGGTCTGCCAAATCGGGAAAAAGCAACGAATCGCCGGTATATTGGGTTTCGCCCGGGGACCGATATCAAAATAGATGATGTTGTTATCAATCCGGCAAAGGAACGGCTTTATATCACAGAAACACAGGCATCGTACTTCCAAAAGGAACAGGAGCAAATAAAAGCGTTCTATATGACCGAGGTCGAGAAAAAACGGAAAGAAACGGAACAACACCAGAGCACTATTTACAATATCGGCACAGCGTATGGCTCTGTAATTGGAACAGCCAACACAGCAACCATCAACTATCAGACGAGCTTTCGTGAACTGCGTGATCGGGCAGAGGCTGAAAATGCGCCAGATAAGGAGCAAGTCCAGAAGCTGATCGACCTTGTTGAAATGATTGTGAATGAGCAAATTCCTCCACAGCGGGGGCTGCTGTCCAAGTTTTCGGAAACGATGGAACGGCATTCATGGGTTACAAGTGCGGTTGCCTCTGCACTTGTATCGTGGTTGACACAACTTCCGCATTGACCTCAATGCTCAAATTCAGCAACGCTTTCCCGTTGCTGGATTGAGCGAACGAGTAGGCTTTCACGTTCTGGATAACCGTTTCATCTATTTGGCAGAGAATACGGTCGTCCAGCTGTGAAAGCTGAATTTCCTGCGCCCGGCCTGCCGTCTCCAGCGGCTCGCCGGGCTTTTTGGTTTCCTTCATCTTCTTCACCTCCTTGTTGGATAGGGTGATGTCGTTCATGTGGGTTGACTTCCTTTGGAATGTAACTTGTTAAGTTACTTAGTGGCCAAAAAATACGGCCTGCGGATTGTCGATGCTCAAAAGCTCTACAATCTTCGAGGCTTCATCGGTGCCAAAAACGCGCTTTTTGAGCTTGCGAGTTAAGGTCTGTTCCGAAATACCAAGCTCCTGAGCTAACATTTTTTGCGTATATCCCGCCTTTACCATGTAGGACTTGAGTAAATTGACATTTACCACTTTTTTCACCTCCAAACAACCTCAGTGTAACTTGTGAGGTCACGAGTATAATATCATCATATTTGTAACCTGTCAAGTTATTTTTGCGAATTTGATTAAAAATATTGTAAACCAACGGTTTATTTGATATACTATACTCATTGAAGGAGGTGCTCACAATGACTGTAGGCGATCGCATCCGGCAAGCCAGATTGGAGCAAGATGTAACTCAGCAGGAGCTTGCTGACTACATTGGTGTATCAAAGCAAGCTGTATATAAGTATGAGAATAACATTGTAACAAACATACCGACAGATAAAGTAGATGCAATTGCAAAACGGCTGAGAGTGTCTCCCGCCTACTTGATGGGCTGGGAGGAGCAGCCCGCCCCGGCCGCATCCAAAGAACCCACCATCCCGCCGGGTTTTGAGCCGATGCCAGCCATGGATGTGGTGCCGCTTGTAGGGCGGATCGCCTGCGGTACGCCCATCACAGCAGAAGAGAACATCGAGCAAATGGTGTGCGTGCCTTCTCGCTGGCACTCCACCTTTACACTAACCTGCAAGGGCGACAGCATGGAACCCCGCATCCACGATGGTGATCTGGTGGCGATTCGCAGCCAGCCAGAGGTGGAGAACGGCGAGATCGCTGCTGTGCGGATCGGGGAAGAGGCCACCCTGAAGCATGTCTATCTGCACGAGAACTTCATTGAACTGCGGCCGGAGAATCCGGCTTTCAGCAGCATCATCCTCAGCCGGGAGGATATGAACACCGTTGTCATTGAAGGCAAGGCCGTGGGGCTCTGCCGAGATATCTAAAATGGGAGGAAGTTAAGATGTCACTGTTTGGCAAGAAAGAAAAAGAAGAAATTGCACGACTGAATGCTGAAATGCAGAGCCTTCGGGAAGCTATGCCGTCAGAAAGCCGCACACTGGACGACATCAATCGAGAAATCAAAGCTTCACGTGAAGAACTCGCTCGTGTCCAAGAAAACCTTGAAAGCCGCAACAGCGAGTTGAAAGATGCCTTGGAAGAACTTCAACAGGCAAAAGACCAGCTCATTGAGACGAATGAAGAAGTCCTGATGCAGAGCTTTGGCCTTTATACTCCTCGGTACTCTTTTATGAATGCGGACGAGTATAAAGCGCACCTGTTGGAAATTCGTGCCAAACAGAAAGATATGATTAAGGCGAAAACGGCTGTCAGCGGTAATATGAACTGGACAGTCAATGGAAATGCGTCCAAAGGCAAGAAGATGGTCGCTGATATGCAGAAGCTTCTCCTTCGTGCGTTCAATTCCGAATGCGATGACGTAATTGAACACGTCAAGTACAATAATATTGAAGCCAGCGAAAAGCGCATTACTACCTCTCGGGAAGCGATTTCCAAGCTTGGAACCATTATGGAAGTCAGCATCCAGCCTAAGTATTACCGCTTAAAAATCGAGGAACTTCATCTTGCTTTTGAATATGCTCAGAAAAAGCAGCAGGAGAAGGAAGAGCAGAAGGAAGCTCGAGCAAGAATGCGTGAAGAGGCAAAGCTTGCCAAGGAAATCGAAGAAGAACGCAAAAAATTGGAAAAAGAGCAGCAGCATTATCAGAACGCGCTGGAGCGTATCAATGCGCAATTGGCTTCTGCTTCTGAGGCCGACCGCGCAGCAATCGAAGAAAAGAAAGCAGAGCTGGTGGCCCAGCTGGATAAGATTGACAAGGAGTTCAAGGATGTTGATTATCGTGAGGCTAATCAGCGTGCCGGTTATGTTTATGTGATCTCGAATATTGGAGCATTTGGCGAGAACGTTTACAAAATCGGTATGACACGCCGTCTTGATCCTCAGGATCGTGTGGATGAGCTGGGCGATGCCTCGGTTCCGTTTGACTTTGATGTACATGCTATGATTTTTTCGGATGATGCTCCTCGGTTGGAAGCTGCACTGCACAATGCCTTTGCGGACCGCAAGCTCAACTTTGTAAACCAGCGGCGAGAGTTCTTCCGTGTTTCCCTGGACGAAATCAAAAAGGTTGTCAAGGAAAACTATGACCGTTCTGTGGAGTTTGTGGAACTTGCTCCGGCAGAACAGTACCGTGAATCCATTAAGTTGAGAGAAGAGGCGCAGAAGGCAAAGCAGAGCGCTCAAGGATAATTCGCTCAGCCCCAGCTGGAAGACGTACAGATCGAGGGCCGCGCCGTGGGCTGGACACACTGGGTGGGGTAAAAAGACAGATTGAAAGTGGAGGTTGTACCATGAAAAAGAGATTTCTTTCGATGATTCTTGCAGTTGTCCTGTGTGGCTTGCTTCTGGCCGGTTGTGACGGCGGCGGTTCTACCGGAACGGTTCCACCCGCACCAGAAGCACCTGCCGTATCTGCCGGAGTGGTATCTATTAAGCTCCTGGGTGCTTCTTGGGAGAAGAAGATGGACGGCTACACCTATGTCTATTACAGTGCAGAGCTTTCCAATAGAAACTCAAAGACTGCCGGAGCGTGTCAGATCACCGTCACTTCAAGAGATGCTGAAGGCCATGTTCTGGATGTTTCCAACGGCTATACCGGAAGAATTGCCGGAAATGATACGATCCGGTTCAGTGGAGGGGTAATGTACGTCGGCGATGTTCCTTCTGCGGTAGAACTTGCCGTCGGGAACCCCATGGGTGGATACAATGATCATTTCGATGCAACTGCAAAGGCATCCGATTTCCAGTTCAAGAATGTGGCCCGTCTGGACGAATCGAAAATTTCCGGCGATGTTGTCAACAACAGCTCTGTTGATTGTACCAATGTCCGTGTCTCTGTGATCCTGAAGAAAAACGGTCAGGTTATTGGCGGCACATATACATACGCCAATAATGTAAAGGGGAACGGCGGTTCCGCACCATTTGTGATTTATTCTTTTGTAGATTATGACAGCTTTGAGGTTGTCGCCGCAGAGTGGTAAAAAGGCCGGGAAGAGATGAACGATGTGCATATTGAAGGCAAGGCCGTCGGGCTTTGCCGGGATATCTGAAGTAGGAGGAAGAAGGAATGTCCAAAAGAATGACAACAGATGAGCTGAAGCGCCACATAGCAGACGCTCTGGGAGAGTTGGATGAACTGCTTAACAGTTGGCTCTATTCATCCAATGAAATAGACCAGAAAAGAGCCCAGATCATGTCCTACTGGATCAAAACATATACTGGAATGATCCGGCGGGAAAATGAGTTTAACCCTGCATCTCTTCCTCGTTTGGCCCGGCGGCAAATCGTGAACGTGGACTTTGGATTCCGGGTCGGCTCTGAACTTGGCGGGTTGCACTATGCTGTTGTGCTGGATAAGGCGAACAGCGTAAATGGGGATACAGTCACAGTTATTCCGCTTGGTTCCCTGAAGGAACGCCACAAGGCGAGCCGGAATAAAATCATATTAGAAGATGGAATCTTTGCGGCACTGGATGAAAAGGCGCAGAATCAGGTAGATGAAGCAAGGAAACTCATGGATTCTGTTGCAACTGATCCTGCGCTGAAATCCATGTCCGAGATGGATCGGATGACAGAATCTATGAAACGCTACGCCATGGCGAAGAACAAACTGGAAAACTCCGAGGCCAGCATCAGAAGGATGGAAAAGCTCAAACACGGCAGTGTTGCCAATATCAGTCAGATCGCAACCGTCAGTAAGCTGCGCATCAAGGAGCCTGTAACGCCGCATTCTGTACTTTGCGGTGTGAAAGTTTCGGAACGCGACATGGAGCAGATTGAAAAAGCTCTCTTGGAACTTTACATTTCCAAAGGTGTTGTAAAAAAAATATTCGGAAATTCTGAAAATATCGGTTGACATCCTGCACAGAATATGCTATTATATTATAGCTTAACTTTGCCGCTTCGGCGGCAGCGCGTGAGCGCAATTAGTATTTGCAAAGGCCAACCGCAGAAATGTGGTTGGCCTTTGCCTTTGTATAAAGAAAAAACTCCCCCGGTGCTACCAACACCGGAGGAGTTAAGATAAGCGGCCCACCCAGAAGAGGGCATCGCACACTCGACACTGCGATTATACCTCTTTTGGGCGGGCTTGTCAAAGTGTACCCCAAAGGAGGTATTTTTTATGGGAATGAGAACCAACACCGCCCAGTGGCTGCCGAACCAGAACCGTTGGCAGATCAAGGTGCAGAAGGACGGGGTGCGCAAGACGTTCACCAGCGCAAAGCCGGGCCGTACCGGCCAGCGGGAGGCAAATGCTAAAGCAGATGCCTGGCTGGATGAGGGCATCTGCAGCACAACCAAGCGCTGCTCGGAGGTCTGGAACGAGTATCTGATCTCGGTGCGGGCCACCGCCGGTACAAGCTATGCCCAGCAGGTGGAGAAGTTCGGACAGAACTACATCCTGCCAGTGGTGGGCGACCGCCGGATCGGTGACCTGAATACGGGAATGCTGCAGGATGTGCTGAATCGGGCATACAAGGAAGGCAGCATGAATCCGCAGGCCATCCGAAAGAGCAGGGGAAACCTTTCGAGGAAAACATTGCAGGGAATCCGGGCGGTTGAAGTCAGCTTTGTGAAATGGGCAAGGCAGCACAAATACACCGCCCTGCGGCCAGAGGACGAGGGGCTCACGGTACCCAGGGGAGCACGTCCAAAGGGCCGAAAGATCCTTCAGCCGGACGCGCTGCGGGTTCTGCTTTCTGTAGATACACGCATCGTCCGTGGCAAGGTTGAACAGGATGCCAATATCCATGCATACCGCTTTGCGGTCCTGACCGGCCTACGCCCCGGGGAGCTGCTGGGGCTGCGCGTGGGCGACGTGGAGGGCAACCGGCTGCATCTTGCCCGGGCCATCAATACCTTTGATGAGGAAACACACGGTAAGAACGAAAACGCTATCCGCACGGTGGTCCTGCATCCGCTGGCGGCTGCGGAACTCCACGCTCAGCTGCAGCAGCGGGCCTTTGAAGAGGAGCGGCCTCTTCGGGGAGATGATCCAATCTTCCTGTTGGAGAATGAGCACAGCCTCTATAACTACTGGCAGTTCTACCAGCGCAGCAACGGCATTGACCCGCCGGTCAGCCTGTATGAGCTGCGGCACACCTTTGTGAGCATCATCGAGGATGCTGTGTCCCCGGCAGAACTGCGCCGCATGGTAGGGCATAGCAAAAGTATGGATACTTACGGCTGGTACAGTCACGCCGTTGACGGCAGGGCTGACACGGCAGCAATGGCCGTTTCAGATGCGCTGGCAGAGTATTCTCCGCGTGCAAAATAACCCACTTTGTAACCCGTTTTTGTTCCTAAATGGTTGTGATAGCCGATATTTGATTTTTGGTAAAATTCAAAAAATGCGCATGAATCCATCACAATTTCAAAGCGCATCCAGTGAATTGTGATAGTTGAGCTTGTTCGAATCCACCCGCGCCCATAAAAAGACCGTCAGCGTAGAGATACGCTGGCGGTTTTCTGTTTGCAGAAGGTTTGGATTTTCATGCGGGTGGATTCGAACAGCATCGACCCGCCGAATAGTCCGGCGGGGAAAAAAGCCC